CATCAGTATAAATTCTTACCCAAGCTGCTCTGTCTGTTTCGATTTTTAATAGGGCATAGCCTTTGAAGCCAGTGATTTCTACGTCTGCAGAGGCTCCATCAGCCAAAGATGCAGAAGTACCTGTAGCAGCTGAACGAGTTTGTAGAGATGAACCCCCTCCACCACCACCGATTTCAGATTGATTAGCAAGAGCAACCCATGCACCGGCATGCGCAAAATATGCTCTACCTTCAGCGTGAACATGAGCAAACATGCCGTGATATGTTGTAGCACTTGGAAGTGCGTTTGTATCTGCGAAGTTGTTTGAGAAATAAATTGGACCAGTTGTTGTAATACTGTTTGTGCCCATATTAAGGTTTACTGCTTGAACCGCGTCAACCGCGTCTGAATCTGTATAGCTTGCCCCACCGCTTTGTGCAACCCAGTCGTAATCTGTACCATTCCACGAAAGTACTTCGTTCGTTGCTGCAGTACTTGTATTCAAGTGAGTGTCAATGCCAGCGTCATTGCCTGCTGACGCATCTACGAATGTAAAAACACCCGCTCCATTTGTAGATAGAACTTGTCCTGCAGTACCTTCACTAATACCAAGATCGAGTAATGTTGCAGGAATAGTTGGTTTGCCGGTTAAACTTGCATAGGTCCCGTCAAACATGTTTGCGACGTTGGCGTAAAGCTCAACAAAGTTATCGTTAACTTTATCCATAGCATCGCGCAACGGATCTCCTGTTCCGTCGTTCGACGTTACGCCGATGTTAATATTTTGCCTTGCCATTTCAGCTCCTAAGTTTTTAGTTATTTATTATAATGCGTCAACCTTGAGGATGGTACTATCTACTGTAATGTCTGTTTTATCAGAAGTTACTGCATAAGTATTCGCACTTTGTCCTGGTCCCACAACTGGTGGACCGCCGACAACATAATCATCTTTACGTGTTAATGCGAATTTAGAACTAATGTTTGTCTCTACTTTTGTTTTATAAACAAATTTATTAAATGATTTAGTGCCCGCAGGGTGTACTGTTCTTTTTAGAATTTCGTCATATTCTATCGGATCAACTACACCTTGAATTTCATAAGAAAATTCTTGATAATAATCATTATCTCTAATCTTATTTTCAGGCTTAATGTGCGAATTAAAGTTTCCATGATAACCTTCGGTCACACCCTGTTCTAGCGCGCTTAGAGTACCTTGTGCAACTACATCGTTGTTTGCATCTCTTAGATAAACAGTTTCTTGGTCAATATAACCAAAGCCTGAATTAATTACTTTTACTTTATTAATGCGGCCAATTGAGAATTCAGTAAGAGTACTTACAAGAGCGTTTTCACCGAACTTTCTAGTATCATAGTTTCTTTCTGCTGTAATTACATTGTATGAGTTACTTTCATGAACAATTGTTCCATTAGTAAACCCATAATAAGCATATGGTCTTACTTGTAAAACTTTGTTTGTAGAATCAAATCCTATAATCTCACCCGTTACTGTTCCTTGTGTAATTATATCGCCTTTATCAAAGTTAGCACTAAATACTGAAAGAACAAGGTTTTGATCGTGTCTTTCAAAAGCTTCCATTACTGGATCTCTCAAAATAGCAAACACGTCATTTTCATATGATGCACCCGGATTAACATTAACAAGAGTTCTAACCTTACCGATATCAAACGGCGTAAGATCGAATGCCTCGTTAATAACAGAATCCAAGGCAGGAGTTGGATCAGCACCAGACATAGGAACTAGAGCTGGTGGCACGGTACTATAATTTGTAGAGTTAATTGGAACATTTAAAAAGTTTCCAATAATATCTGTGATAAGCTCAACATTTTCTATATTACTTAAAGTGACTGTTACGTCATCAGGATCTCCAGTATCTGGGAATAGATCGCCCGGCGACGAACTGTTTAATTCAGACAAAGAAAAATCAGCAGGTTGGAAAGTAATATTAGGTGATCTGTCGAGTGTTGAGATTGCTGTACCGTCAAACTCATTTCCAGCATTCATTTTAACGCCAACAGCAGCAGGGTTTTGCCCAGTTACAAAACCTTCATTTCCACTCGCATCTCTGAGTCTTTCTTCAATCACGAAGTCTTGGTTTTCATTATCTAGAATAATAACTTGATCTGAAACGTGCAATCTTGTTTCAGCAGTCGAATAACCAAAACCACCATCTACAATTGTATATGAGATCGTTCCCGTAAATTCATCTTGCAATTCTGTAACAATTGCTCTGCCACCTTTACCAAGAGAAGATGTAAAGTCAAAAATATCACCGATATTATTATCTGTAGTTCTAGGTGCAGCCTGATCAATATCAATAGAAGAAGCAGAGCCTTGTACCTGACCAAACTTAACATCAGTGCCGTCTACCCTTGTAATAATATCATCGAATTTAATAAACGTGCCTTTAACATCGTTAATATAAATTACAGGAACAAGAGTTCTATTCAACATAATAAAGTTAATTTTATCAACAGCAGCTCGCGCACCAGAAATACTACCGACAATGTTCTTACCAGCTAGTGAATCATATTCGTATATAATAGCTGAATTTGCTGGTGATGGGAATTCAGCATTGTTTGGGAACAACTGAAGATATGTACCAGTTTTCCAAGAAGAATCAGAGGGTTTTAGAATATTAGATGCAGGATAATATATCTCTACATCTTCTTGAAAGAACATTCTAAAGAAAAGAATAATACCGCTCTCAGAACCTTTTCTTCTATAAAGGCTCATAATATTTCTTACGATGAACTTGACCGTACCTACGTCATCAAGTGGCAGATCTGCAAGAAACTTTTTCTGAAAGAATATAATCATTTCAGATAGAGTTGTAGCAATGTCACGATATTCAAACAAACGTCTGTTATTATACACAGACATATTAGTTTGTGTTTCTAGAAACTTATAGTATTCTTCTACAAATTTTACAAGCTCGTGACCTTCATCCCTGTAAAGTGCAGGGAACTGCAGCTGGATCTGGTGAGCAATATTTTTCTCGATTTTCGCCATTATGTTATCTTAATCGGTTTAATGTTAATCGTTACATCTTCATCTTGGATAAAGAAGATTCTTCCGTTAGGTGACTTAATGTCGTCTCGTTTAGTTGTTGCCATCACTTTAATTCCAGCACCGGTATAGTTTTGTACAGTAAGTCCTGTCAAGTTAACTTCGCCGGTAGTATAATCTACTGTACCAGTTTTTGGTAGAATAACCTTAGGATCTACAGGATCGTTTGTTACGATTTGAATATTTCCTTTACCGTCGTCCTGCATGTAAACTTGAGTATTGTCATATGTGAAAGCGCCTGTTTTAATTGCAGGCTTATAATCTATAAATCCAATTGTATCATCAAAAGGATATGGCTTAACTAACTCAGCAAAGAATTTAAATGATGGGTTTGCCGATACGCCTTTTGCTGGTGAATACAAGATATATGGACACGCGTCAATCTCGTTAGATTGAATTGATACGTCTACATCATCTATATCACCCGAAAGTTTTGATACGCGAAGTGTTTTATTAAAGTCATCGAGATTATTATTACTATAAGTTGTAATAGCAGATCTGATCTCTGTTTCTATTTGATCTGGAGATTTGCTTGTAATATTTGAATCGTAATACACGTCGATAGACAAACAAGCATATAGGAATTCAGATTCAATAAAGATCGGTTCAATAGCAACAGGAGATCTTTCTCGTAGGAACTCAATGTATCTTGCAGACAATGTTTGCGATAGACTGTCTTCTCTTTCACCAAGATAAACTGAAATAGCAACTCGTCCAAACTTTGGAGGTGTAAGATCCTCACCACCGTAAGCAGAAACGGCTTTAATTTCTGGGAAGTTTTGCTTCAATAGAATCTCATAGTCTGATGTTGTAATTGCTCGCTCTTGAATCTGCAGTGCTTTTGGCGCAAAGTAACGAATGCTTTCAAGAGATTCTCTTTCAGCACCACCTGACGCAGCACTAATTGTTTCAACAACAGCAGTACCACTATTCAATTCAAGACTAAATACATCAGCGCCATTTGGCTCTTCACCAGAACAGATTCTGTATCTTACTCGAACATCCTCAAATTCTAGAGGCTGCAGACCGAATCTATTATTACCGAAGTAGATGGTGTATCTTCCATCAAAATATGGTTCTACATAGAATACTTTATCTGTTGGACCAACACCAAAGATATCATTCTTTCTTACAAATATGTTTTGGTTTTCTGTTTCTTCAGCATCAACAAATACGACGATTGAATCTGTATCAGCATTCTCGTTTGAGAGGATAACACGAAGAATACCGTCAGCATCAACAAAATAACCTTCGCGTTCAAAGCTCGCAAGCATTTGACCTTCGAAGATCTCTACATTATCTGCAACAAATGTATTGACTGCAACCTTTTTAGCAACATAAGCTTTATCTGTAACAAACTCAAAGTTCTGACCTTGATATACACATTGGAACTGAGTATATTCTGGAATTGGAATAGTTTGGATTCCTG